GGCGATGGCTCTGGCTCTGGCAATGGCGATGGCTATGGCTATGGCTCTGGCGATGGCTCTGGCGATGGCTCTGGCTATGGCTCTGGCTCTGGCGATGGCTATGGCTATGGCGATGGCTATGGCTATGGCTCTGGCTATGGCTCTGGCTATGGCTATGGCTATGGCGTAAAATCCATAAATGGAAATCCTATTTATGTAGTAGATAATATACCTACTATTATCACAAATGTAAAAGGTAATATCGCAAAAGGTTTTATCCTTCATTCTGACTTATCTCTTACTCCTTGTTTTATAGTAAAAGAGAATAATCAATTTTCTCATGGTAATACTCTACATGAGGCATTTGAATCTTTGCAAGAAAAGCTTTATGATGATAGTACAGAAGAGGAAAGGATCCTTAAGTTTAAAGAACATTTCTCTGACTTTTCTAAAAAGTATTCTGCTAAAGACTTGTTTATATGGCATCATGTACTCACTGGGAGTTGCAAGGCTGGAAGAGAAGCTTTTTGCACGGATAAAGGTATAGATGTAGACAATGATAGGTTTACCGTCTATGAGTTTATAGAACTGACTAAAAATTCGTATGGCGGTGATATTATCCGCAGACTATCTTAACTTAATCCCGGTTTGCTTTGATCGGCACTCCGGGAGCAATTTAAACCACTTTAAATAATATAAGATATGCCAATTATTAAAAAAAATGACGTAACTCCTGAACGTCCAGTGATTATCGTGCTATATGGCACACCGGGAACAGGAAAAACTTCTGTTGCTACAACTGCATATAATCCTCTTTTAATAGATACAGATAGAGGATATGATAGAGCTGTACAACGATGTGATACCCTTATCGCCAACAAATGGGAAGACATAACGGCGGAATATGAAACAATGAAGTCTTATAGTACTATCATTTGCGATACTGCTAAAGCGTGCTTGGATGATTATCTGATGAATTTTGCTGTAAAAAACAACTACAAGTTAGCAACCAATACTTTAAAAAGATTTGGGCAAATAGCAGAAGACTTTAAGTCGTTTGTTAATCAACTTCGTTCTAATGGTTCTGACATTATTTTTATTTGCCATGATAAAGAGGTAGCGGAGGGTGACATTATAAAGCATTCACCGGATTGCACAGGACAGAGTAAAGATTTGCTTCTCCGAATTGCTGATCAGGTTGGATATATATCTAAAGTAAACGGTAAGCGCACTATTTCATTTGAGCCAACTGATACTTTTATTGGGAAAAATGTAGCACAATTAAAGATGATGGAAATACCTGAATCATCTAGTGCTGATTTTTCTACATTTATGGCAAATGTGATTTCTACAGTAAAGCAGGCAATACAAAATAAATCAGAGGAACAGAAAAAAGCAAATGAGATGCTTTCCTCTTTGAGAGAACAACTTGCAGCTGCTATGACAGATGAAGATATAGCTGCCCTTATCGAAGCAATGAAAGAATTACCACAAGTACTTCAGTATCCGTTTTTCTCTGAAATGAAGTCTAACCTTGCATCCAAGGGGTATAAGTACGAAAACAAGAAATTCGTAAAAGATGCAGCCGCTTAAGCCTCTTATAAGAGTTACACAACTCGAAGCATACAGAAAGTACATTGAACAGAGCGAATATGCCAATTATGAAATTACCGAGCAATCTGTAATAGAAAGCATAACAGGTGTATTTGCCGGAAATGAATACACTCGCATAGGCACCGCTTTCCACTCCATTGTGGAAACGGGGAAGCCTGTGTGTGATAAAGTTTCTGCCGGTGAACGTACCTTCCTTTACTACGGAAAAGAACAGAAAGAACCAGTCCCTTGTGGACGCAAATTCAATATTGATGGGTTCGATGTTATTTTGGATGTAAATCAGTGTAAGGTCGCAATGGATTACCGCAACGAACACCCCGACGCTTTTCATGAAATACGCATTTACAAAGATTTTGGAGATGCTGTCATAACCGGATGCGCTGATATGATAGACGGTATAGAGATACGGGATATAAAGACTAAGTATTCTTACCCGTCTGATACTGACTATATCAATTCTTGCCAATGGCGGCTTTATCTTGAGATTTTTAAAGCGGATATATTCCATTTCGACCTATTTGTGTTCGATGGCTATAAAATAGACAAGCATGGATATGATGTAAGAGGGTTACCGCTTGAAAGATATTCTCCTGCGATAACCTGCTATCGCTATGATGGGATGGAACGGGATAATAGGAATTTGCTTCGTTCATTTCTAGAATGGGCGGAATACAGGGATTTAGTTAAATATTTAATAAAAGAATAATTATGAGTAGTTTATTTGGTAGTATCTGCCTTTCGGAAATTCCCCGTGAGCAGATGAAAAAGGTAATGTGTAAAGATGGTAAAGAGCGTATTTTCCTAAATATATGGGTAGGGGAGCGTAAAGAACCTGCTACATTTGGGAGTAACACTTACACGCACTATGTATCCTGTTCTCCTAAGAAGGAAGAAAGGAAAGATGGGGTAAATTATTTTTTGGGTGATTTGCAAACTTATAATCCACAACCAAGTGCTCCAAGTATGGAACAGGTTGATTCAGCCCCCTGTGTTTCTCCTGCAGATGATTTGCCATTTTAAATATGTTATACGACCTATCTAATCCATTGCAGGCGGAACAGTTTAAAACCCGTTCCGCTTTGCTTGTTAAAAACGGGAAAATAGTAGAACTTACAGAAAAGAAGCCGATACGCACCGACAAACAAAACCGGTATTTGCACGTCATTTTAGGGTATTTTGCTTGTGAGACAGGCAATACCTTAGAATATGTAAAGCAAAAGTATTTTAAAATACTATGCAATAAAGACATATTTATAAAGGAGGTTTCTGATAAGTATTTGGGTAACATCAAAGTTCTACGTAGTTCTGCTGAATTAGACACAGAAGAAATGAGTAACGCAATTACTCGTTTTAGGAACTGGAGTTCTGGGGAAGCAGGAATATATCTTCCTAGTCCCGACGAAGATCGACTATTGCAATTAATGGAGATAGAGGTCCAAAGAAACAAAAATTACATTTAATTCCAAATAGCTGTTATTTGGAAGTTTTGAGATAAAAATAAAGCAAAATGAGTAAACAGTCAGAAAACAGAGAAAAGCAAGGGTTTCAGAAGAAATGCCCATGCTGTAGCAATTGTCTTCACTTTACAAGTGAAATAGTGAAAGAACCCGCTATCATACCTGGGAGTTATTGGGAGCGTGAGAAGAATCTACGTTGCGGTATTGGTGGTTTCAAGATCGGGAAATCAAACTGGTGCCAAGAACATAAGTTTGGTGAAAATAATGCGAAAAACTAAAGTAATCCATGTCTACCTGATCTTCGAAAAGCGGAACTATTATTTCAGTTCGGTAACGGGTATCTTCCGGCATTTGTCCGAAGATCAGATAGGCATTAAACAAAGTATATTGTCTCACAATACGGAAGATACTATTGTAACCGGTAGAGCTATAATCCGCAAGAGTGAGCTGTTAAGATAGCTTTGTTAACCTTTTTACCCCAGCCTGCCTGTCTGTGAAGATTGGCGGGCGAACATGGGACAAAATGGTCATAGGGCGCTAAGACTAAATGAACGGAAATTCTAAGTGTACATAAGAATGGATGTCATCAAGACCGGTGCTGTAAGTAACAGGTTGAGTAGTTTAAAGATCGTAGGATAGCCAATCTACGGACGAAAGCGAGAAAGCAGACGATACTTGTGCAGGTTCGAATCCTGCTTGTCCCACATGAAAATAACAATCACCAAACAAGAATACCAGACGATAGTCCGGTGCTTGAAAACGTCAGAAATCCTCATTAGGGGATATAATTCGAGAGATGAAGATATGATTCGTAAAACTAGAAAGAAACTTCATAGGAGTAATGAGAAACGTTGAAAGTAAAATCCAAATTGCATGCGTGAATTGGTTCCGGTATCAATATCCGCAATATAAGAAACTTCTCTTTTCCGTTCCGAATGGAGGAGCCAGAAACAATATTACCGGTGCAATATTGAAAGCGGAAGGAGCTTTGGCGGGAGTGTCTGATTTGATACTTCTAAAGTCCAACGGTTGTTACTCTTCCTTATGCATTGAAATGAAGCAGCCGAATGGACGCCAACAGGACAGTCAAAAGGAATGGCAGAAAGCGGTTGAATCTGTAGGGAATAAATATGTTGTCTGCCGTTCTTTGGAGGAGTTTATAGCTGAAGTAACAGATTATTTAAAATGAAAATATATGAAAAAGAAATCCGACAAGCATATTATCCGCCCGGACACCTGTGCAAAATGCAACAACGGGCGAATAATTCCAACCGAGAAAGGCAATCCACGAGTAGTTTATTGTAGTTTCTTTAACCGTCGGTTTGTTGCCGACAGCAAAAGAAACTGTATTCATGCGTATTAATATGAAATCAATTAAAGAAGTAATCAAGGAGATAGAACACATTCCGAAATGTCCGAGAAGTGGGGAGATTAACCTTTATTATATCATAAACTTAATAAGAGAAGATATGAAATAATGGCGAATTTGAAAACAGGATTTCTTTATTACAACTCCGATACTGACCGGTTCAAAGATATACGGATTAAAAGACTGAAAAAAGATTTAGGTTGTGATGGATTTGCCGTGTATGAATACTTATTGAACGAAATCTACCGAGTACAAGGCTGTTTCCTTGTGTGGGACGAAAGTACTGCCTTTGACGTAGCCGAATACTGGGGATTGAAAGAAAGTAAAGTGAATGAAATAGTACGTTACTGTTGTGCTGTGGGGCTTTTTGATAAAGCACTGCTCTCTAATGGGAATATACTTACTTCACCATCTATTCAATCAAGATACGTAGAGATGTGTATTCGTGCAAAACGCAAGGAAATCAAAATTCCGGAAGAATACAACATTATTCCGGAAGAATGTAGAATTGTTCTGGAAGAATACCTAAAAAAACAGGAAGTTTGCCGCAATAGTATTAAAGTATATATAAAGAAACCTCCTAAAGGAGGTAAAGAAAGTGATTTGAATCCAATCATTATAGATAAGCCTATACAGGAATGCTATGAGGAATTATCTTCTAATAGCTCCTGGATAGAAAGTGTTGTAATGAACAAAAGGGCTTCCGGACATTTGGAACTGAATTTGGAAAGCTTTCAGGAATATCTTAAACTATTTTTCGATAAACTCCAAAATGAAGGCGAAACACATAAAAGCCCTAAAGACGGAATGGCTCATTTTTCCAGATGGCTGGATATTGAGTTGAATAAGCCAAAGCCTGATATGTACAAGATGGAAAACGAAGAATTATTAGCTTCTTTATCCGACAGGGACGGAAGCTATTATAAGTTTCTCACCTACATTCGGAATTATGCCCCGTATTGTTTCTCTAACATGCGAATGCCTTCTGAAAAAGAAGCGTTAATCATACGGGACAAATATGGGGATACAGCCTTTAAAAAGGCACTTCGCACTCTTGAAGGAAGGGTTGATATTCGTTCTAAGTGGGATGTTTTCTATTATGCTATTTTGAAACAATTTGAATACATGAACGATGGAAGTTAACGTACAATTACGTGATGAGGATGCTGAAAAACTAGTCCTTGGCACTATAATGACAAACCGTGATGCTCTTGAAGAAGTGAGGGAGATGTTGAGTAAAGAATGTTTCTATAACTCCTTTCATCAGGAAATCTATAAGGCAATTATTCAGGTCGCATCTTCCGGTGACAGACCGGATATGATTACGGTCAAGAATAAGCTGGTTGCTAACGGTATTAAATTTGAGCCATATCTGTTTGTAAGCATAGCTTCTAACCAAACGTTTGATTTGGGACAGTATGCCGCTCGCCTCCATGATCTTGCCATCAGGCGGAAATTTTATGAGATCGGGCAATATCTTGTTTCAAACTCATATACTGAAGCAGAGGATATATTGGACGTAACAAATGCCGTTTCCGATCAGCTGTCCTCATTATTCAAATCAAGTAGCAGTGTTATCTCAACGATAAACGAAGGACTTGTAAACGTATATCACATGATAAACGAGAACTTGAAAGGAGGTAAACCTTTGACCGGCACTCCTACCGGATTTGAGAAGATAGACAACAAATCGGGAGGGCTTCAAAAATCGGACTTGATAATCATTGCCGGTGAGACTAGTCAGGGGAAAACGAGCCTAGCGGTATCTATAATGCGAAATGCGACATCTTTAGGTGCCAAGGTAGCTATGTATTCTATGGAGATGAAAAAAGAGCAAATAACGGCTCGTATTCTATCCATGGAGAGTGGAGTGCCGGCAAATGAGATCATGTATTCCCGTTTGACAGAATCCCAGTTGCAATCTGTAGACAAGGGGATCGGAAAAATATCAGGAAAGGGTATTTATTTCGATGATCGTAGCACCTCCAATATTGACACTATACTCTCATCTATCCGGTATATGAAACTAAAATTCGGAATAGATGGTGCTATTGTTGACTACCTGCAGATTCTTAACGTAAACATGAAGGGAGCCAATAAGGAGCAGCAAATGGGAGATGTGGCAAGGCGCTTGAAGAATCTTGCTAAGGAGCTTGATATTTGGATTATCGCTTTATCTCAATTAAACAGAGACAATATGAATCCGGTTCCGTCTCTAGCAAGGTTGCGAGATAGCGGTCAGATAGCAGAAGCAGCAGATGTGGTTATGTTGGTTTATCGTCCAGAAGTGAAAGGTAAGTCATATCCGGGAGATTTTTCCCACGTAGATACAAGAGGTACGGCAATGATAGATATTGCGAAAGGTCGAAATATTGGTTTGCTGAAATTTATTTGCGGTTTCAATGCTTGTACTACATGTTTTTACGAGTTGGATAATATCCCCATTTCAAGTGGAATGGTAAGCGATGAAGAGGATGCCCCGGCTTTTTAACGTAATCAAACAATGAGAATACTCCTAAACATCCTCCTTCTCCTAGGAGTGAACATCTTATTTTACCTGGTGGTGTATGCGATAGCGGACCACCTGATGGATAATATTAATTAAACCTTGCAAGTTCTTGAAGAATTATCAAGGATTTGCGAAAAACAAATAAAGATATGAGTAAAATAGATTTGAACGCCCTCCGTGATAGGGCATATAAAACCGCTTGTCAACACGGCTTCCACGATCAAGAATTGAGCAACGAGCACTGTCTTTGCCTTGTAATATCCGAACTCATGGAAGCTGTGGAAGCTGATAGAAAAGGTAAACGAGCCAATGTTGATTGGTATAATAAGAAGATTGCTAACAGCCGCATTTGTCAAGGGTTAGACCCAGATATTCCCAAAGAGCGCGGTTACGAAGTTGCATATAACGAAACCATTAAAGGTTCAATCGAAGAAGAATTAGCTGATGCTGTTATCCGCTTGCTTGATCTTGCAGGACTTCGAGGAATAAACCTTGAACTTGCCAATGGAGATATTGATGACTGTATTGAAGATATGGCAGAAGCCTGTAAAGGCGAAACTTTTACCGAATCAATCTATTCCATCTCTACACTTCCTGTTAGGTATGACGGAATATTTGATTTTCCTACAGCCGTGAATGATATGATACTATCTATCTTCGGGCTTGCCAAGCACTTAGATATAGACCTGCTTTGGCACATCGAGCAGAAAATGAAGTATAACGAACTCCGTGAAAAGATGCACGGAAAGAAGTATTAACCCTCAAAAAGCAGAAAGAATTGTCAATGGAAATAATAAAACTAACGAAAAAAGAAGAAGAGTGGATTAAAGATCTAAAGAAATTAATGCGAAAGAAACCCAAAAATCTCATACTTTTCGCTGACGGTAATTTGAATATATTGAAAGGAAGCAAGGAAAATCCTTCATGTGAAACGGAAGATGGTCGAATGGATAAAGATAGAGTTGTAGACTTCATTTTATTTGCTTGTGAGGGTGGGGCTTTTTAATTAACGTAAAACTAAGCCAGAAAGGAGCTAAATATGAAGAACGAATTTTTTAATATGATAGGTCAAAAAGCACCTGGCGGAAAGATGATTTTAATGGCTGTTGTGCCAGATGATTTATTTGGCATAGAAGTGCCTAATATTTTTCAGGTGCAAGCTGTTAGGACTATTCCAATCATCTATACAGGAACATACCCAACTATACGGGTTGTTATTGACAAACTGGAAGCAAGAGAGGACTTAACAGGCAAAGGAATAGCAAGTATAGCTACTGGTGAAAATTGGTACAATGTTTCTCAAGAAGATAAGAATGAATACGGTGTTAACATTAACCCATAACAAGAAAAAAAGGAGTCGATATGCGTGAAGATATAATGTACATGATAACCTACCCAAATGGTACACTTGTGATGAATACTCAAAAATATTACCGAAGAGATTGCGTCAGGTACTGGTTGGACGGGACTAATTTGACATGGAAACAGATGTATAAGAAAGGTTTTCGCTGTAAAAAAGTGAAAGTGACATTTGAAATAATTGATTAATAACAAAATTAAATATGAAACAGACATTAGAAGAAGCAGCAAGAAAATACGCTGACGATCTATATGATCCTACTGACAGAGGAATTTTGTATAGAGAAACACAGGATGATTTTATCGCTGGTGCAGAATGGCATGCAAAGCAATCCCCGTGGATAAGTGTTGAGGAGCGGTTGCCGGACTATTTGGAAAAAGTTTTAGTCCTTTATGAATATAAGGGGGAAATACAAATCCAACAAAATTCCTATTTGGGCGAAAAAGATTGGAAGTTTGGCTCTAATAAAATACTTGCGTGGTTGCCAATCCCATCTTTCGATGAAATACTGGAAGCCAACAGAGATGTACTAGAACGGATTAAAGAGAAAGGAGACTAATATGTACGTAGCAAGAGACAAAGACGGTGATTTGTATCTTTATAAAAAGCAACCCGTGAAGTATTCGGAAAGTTGGCAATTATGTAGTGACAATCCCCATGATTTCTATAAGCTAGATTCTTCTTTATTTCCCGAAGTAAAATGGGAAGATGAAGAGCCGACAGAAGTTGAATTAGTAAAGAAGGAGAAATAACTATGGGATTTACAACAGCAGCGTTTATTAGACGCAATACACCGGAGCTTCGGAAGAAGTTGGAGGAGTTGGGATATAGAAAATATGGCAACCCTTTTCAAATAACTGATGATAGCAAATTAGTTACAACTATTGATGGTGAATATGTTCCTTATAATGTACCACTAGACGATAGTTTTATTGATTGCGGAACTAACGAAGAACTTTTCTTGACAATAGCCGCATTGAGGGATGATACAAACGAAAATCAATGGTTTATTTGCGATGTAAATCATTGGGATAGATCGGACAATGGAGAAGCGACAGTTTATGCTGAAATAGGAGAATGGATTTTTTGTAAATCCAATGACGATGATTGTGCACGAGATAATCATTATCACAAGGCTACCGTAGAAGAGCTATTCGAACACTTTAAAGAAAAGGAGGAATAAAATGGATCGTACAATAAAATTCAGAGGTAAAAACTTATATAATAACGAATGGATATTTGGTGACTTGATTCAGTACGAAAGTGGTGAAATGGCTATTTTCAGCAAGAAACTTTCCCAATATGGATACGAAGCTACTGAAATGTTTAATAGAAGTAAGGTCATTCCCGAAACCGTAGGTCAATTCACCGGGCTACTTGACAAAAACGGAAAGGAAATTTACGAAGGGGATATTCTTCACACTATTACATTTGGTTTTAATCCAGAAGAATATACAGCTATTATCCTATATCGTAATTGTAGTTTTCAACTTTCTAATGGTCGAAATTTATTCTATTTCGGGCAATCTGATCTTACAAAAATGGATGATACTATCGTGATTGGAAATATCTACGATAACCCAGATTTAATCAAGGAGGAATAATCATGAAGAAAATAATGTTTAACGATAAATTTGGCTTAACTCAAGCCGTATTGGATGGTCGGAAGACTATGACGAGAAGGATGGCTAATTTGACACAACAGGAGGCGGATATGCTTATGGGGAAGCTGCCCGATTGTCCTAAATCCTTAATATGTGCAATATGGCATAATAAATCAAGATTTAAAGTCGGAGAAGTGGTTGCAATTGCGCAAAGCTATATGGATGTTGACCGATTTCATAGAAAAGGGAAAAATGCGGCTTACTTAGAATACTTGGATTCTATATTGCCTGAACTGAAATTATATCCCGGTTGGGGAAATAAGATGTTTGTGAAAGCCGACCTAATGCCCCACCATATCAAAATTACCGGGATCAAGGTTGAACGCCTACAGGACATTAGCGATGAAGATTGCTTGAAAGAGGGTATTGTTAGGCAAGAGGTAATATCTGATGAATCCCCTTTCCTTTATGCTTATGATGCTTTTTTGGACGGAGATAATAAATACTTTGCTTCTCGCTGGTTTAAGAACCCCAAAGAAGCCTTTGCTGTCCTGATAGACAAAGTTTCTGGCAAAGGCGTATGGGAAAGTAATCCGTTTGTATTTGCTTACGAGTTTGTGTTATTTGACTAAGGGAGGAATAGCCATGCCAATAAGCGAAATTGCAGAATTAATACTTAAAATTGCATTATTCATCCTTAATGCCACAACCGTTGCCATCATTGTAATTTTGATAAGCAAATGGCACAGACGAATGGAGGTCAAGCTGAATGACATCAAAAGTTATATCCAGCACGTAACTGATCGCAATGACATCGTATACATCAATCAGCTTGAAAATCTCAAAAGAGAGCTTATAAAGGCTGAACGTTACGAAGATGTAGAAAAGATAAGTAAATGTATTGAACAGGAATACAATTATCTTAAAAGAAAAAATGGAAGACAGAGAACAAATGATTGATCCTTTAAAATGATTATGAACCAAGCAGACAGCAACCTACTGGCGGAATGTATGAAGGAAGCCATGAAAGTGGAATTCCTGGACACCAGCGAAGAGATAAAGTTATGGGCTTATTCCCTGTATAATGCGAAATATGGGGGAGGAGTGTAAAGTAAAAGAGCGTCACCCGAACCACCAGATAGACGCCCTTCCCTAATTCATAGTACAAATATACTATTTACTTTTAAATAATCGTACTATGTTTTCAGAAATATCAGAGTTAAAATCTATCAGAGAGCAGAAATCCAGATTGTCGGAAAGAGAGTCTGAATTATCTGCTCCTATTATGTCAGATCTGGATTATATTCCATCTATATATAAATGGTTTTGCGAAATACAAGACTTTAGGGATTGTCCGGGAAATAAGGATAGCGTTCATATCAGAAAGAAGTTTATATTTATCATTCTTTTCCTTTATGCTCCCAGTGTATTGGCCGGTGGAAGAATGCCAAAAGGACTTCGGGATAAGATTGCCGAATCGGTAAATATCAGCGATAAAACATTTATTTCCCACAATATCGAAACTGTGGTTGTTCTCTACAATAATTATAAGGACTTTCGGAAGGATATAGAGTATATTTACACTGGAATTGTATCTCGGTTGAAAGACAATGGTATAATAGATAAGGTATGATAAAAAGAGAAAACATAGTAATATCTAAAGTGTATCCCAATGATGGGCAAATAGCGGGATTACCGAAGAATCCTAGACTTATCAAAGGAGAAAGATTTCGTAAGCTTTGCAAATCGATAAAAGAGCTTCCCGAAATGACAGAAGCAAGGGATATTCTTGTTTACCCATATAATGGCGGATACATTGTAATTGGGGGAAATATGCGTTTGCATGCTTACAGGCATTTAGGATGGAAAGAAGTGCCATGCTGTATTTTACCGGAAGATATGCCAGTAGAAAAGCTTCGTCAAATGCTTATTCAGGATAATAATCCCTTCGGAGAGACAGACTGGGATATGATTGCCAATGAATGGGACGGCAAAGAGCTTGATGATTGGGGATTTGAGGTGCGGCAGGAGCCGGAACAAAAGTCTTCAGAGCGTAGTTCAGAGGAACAACAGGAAGAAGAAAGCGAAGAGGATATAGAAAAGGCTGATTTCTACGATATGATGCTTGGTGACAGGATATATGACAGCAATAATGATTTTGACATTCCTAATTTAAGGGCGGACGAACAGCCAGTAAGCGGTCTTGTAATTCCTTTATCAGCATGGGGCGCTGATACCAGGCAGAAGAAAGGAATATCCACCTATCATTTCTATGTAGAGGATTACCGATTTGAAGCAATATGGAAAGACCCGACAACTGTTCTTAATAGCGGATGTGAGGCCGTCATAGAGCCAAACTTGTCCTTGTTCGATACAACTCCTGTTGCCTACGGATTACATCAAATATACAAAAAGAGGTGGATTTCCCGCTATTGGCAGGAATGCGGTGTGAAGGTGTGGGCTGATTTGAATGTGGCAAAGAAGTTTCAAAAGTGGACTCTTCACTGCTTCCTTTCTCCAATTTCAGAGATAGAAGGGGTTACACAACTGCTAGCCGAGGTTTAGCTAACGGATAAGATTATGACAAAAAGTGAATCTCAAAACAAAAAAGGTAAAGGAGGAAGAAAGCCTAAGTTTGATTACGCAAGCGAGGAATTTCTTTCTCTCGTAGAGTCGTATGCCAAAAAGGGATTCACTGACGGAGAAATAGCTCATGCCATTGGAATTGAACCGGAAACTTTTTGTAGGAAGAAAAAAGAGTTCAGTCAATTAAGTCAAACCCTCTCACGCGCGCGTTGTGTAATAAACTCTCTTGTCCGGGCAAAGTTCCTTGCCATGGCTCTTGGTGGTATCAAAACGAAGAATACTACTATTCGAAAGCTGCGGGATAAGGACGGTAAACTGACAGGTGAGGAAGAAGTTCAAACTGTAGAAGGCGAATTGGCTCCCAATTTGAGTGCTCAAATGACATGGTTGTACCATTACGATGAAGACTGGAGGAGGATTGAACGTAAACAGGATGAAGATGCTGATATTCCTACCGACATAAACCACGGTATTAGTATTGATTCCTGGATTAAAGACAAGCTGAAATGATAGTACCTCAAGAAATTTACCATCCATTATACACTGATACGGATAAATTCATTATTCTTATCACCGGTGGTCGTGGCTCCGGCAAATCCTTTAATGCTTCCACCTTCATCGAACGGTTGACCTTTGAAATGACTCCGGTAGAAAAGATAGTGCATCAGATTCTCTACACCCGCTACACGATGGTTTCCGCTGGTATGTCTATCATCCCGGAAATGATGGAGAAGATAGAACTAGACGGAACAACTAAGTATTTCAAGACTACCAAGACGGATATAGTCAATAAAATGACTAATAGCCGTATCATGTTTCGAGGCATCAAGACTTCTTCCGGTAATCAGACGGCAAAACTAAAATCTATTCAGGGGATTACTACTTTCGTCTGTGATGAAGCGGAAGAGTGGACGAATGAGGAAGAATTTGATAAGATAATGCTCTCCATCCGTAAAAAGGGGATTCAGAACCGGATTATCATCATAATGAACCCCTGCGACTCTAATCACTTCATTTATAAAAAGTACATCGAGAATACTCACAAGCTCGTAGAGATTGACGGTGTGCAAGTTCAGGTTTCTACCCATCCGAATGTACTTCATATTCACACTACCTACTTTGATAATTTGGAGAATCTTTCACCGGAGTTCTTGAAAGAGGTTGAGGATATGAAAGTGAGCAATCCCGAAAAGTACGCTCATGTGGTTATCGGTCGTTGGGCTGACGTGGCAGAGGGTGCTGTATTCAAAAAATGGGGCATTGTTGATGAGTTCCCGATTTGGTGCAAAAAGGTTGCTTTTGGGCAAGATTTCGGGTATACTCATGACCCGTCCGCCTCTATTCGTTGCGGAATTATTGATAATGCTCTGTATTTGGATGAAGTGGATTACCGGACCGGGCTTCTTTCCTCTGACATCATTAAAACGCTTCGTCCATGGGGATTGAAGGTTATAGCCGATAGTGCTGACCCACGGTTGATTCAAGAAATACACAATGGAGGGATAAAAATATATCCTGTCGAAAAGGGAGCGGGTTCTATTAACGCAGGTATAGACAAAATGAAGACCATGGAGATTTTTGTAACTAAACGTTCATACAATCTTCAGAAAGAACTACGGAAATATGTGTGGGCTAAAGATAAAGATGGGAACTATATAAATGAACCGGAAGATCATGATAACCACGCTATCGATGCAGCCCGTTATTATGTATTGGGTGAGCTTCTTGGTAAAATTCAGAAACCTAAAGATTATTCGGGGATTTTTGGACGTTAAAAATATATCAATATGACATTAGAAGAGATTTTAGCATTAGAAGATGTAGATCAGAAGATCGAATATTTGAAGAAAGGGCGTAAAACAGAGGAACCCAATACCGGTGAAAACTGGAAGGATTGGAACGCTGATTTGCATGAAATCATTGTGGATAAAGAAAAATACCCGGACATCGAAGTTGTTGAAGAGAAGGAAAGGGAAGAATGGAATGATAGTACCGGTCAAAGCACTACTATCCCAGCTAAAAAACGTACAGAGCCGTGCAACCGTATATCTATCCCGCTGGAGCAAGATATAACCAATATTCAAACAGCATTTACAGTAGGGGTTGAGCCTAAAATGGATTGCGCTCCGTCCAATGAGGATGAAAAAGGGTTATTTTATGCTATTCAACAAGTATTGAAGAAGAATAAAATAAAATACCAGAATAAACGCATAGTCCGTTCCTGGCTTTCTGAACAGGAATGCGCCGAATACTGGTATGCAGTCAAAGATGATTCGTTCTGGACTAAGTTCTGGAATAAAATACAGAAGGTTTTCGGGGGAAGTGTAAGACCGCAAAATAAGCTTCGTAGTGTAATATGGTCGCCATTCAGAGGAGATAAACTTTATCCTTTCTTCGATGATGCCGGAGATTTGGTCGCCTTCTCACGTGAATATAAAAAGAAAGACCTGGACGATGTAGAAATAGTATGCTTTCAAACTGTTACCGCTACCCATGTTTACCAGTGGGAAAATACCAATGGGTGGGAAGCGGTAGAGGAGAAGTCTTTCAGGCATGGGTTTAAAAAGCTCCCTGTTTTATATGGCTATCGCCCGGAAACTTACTGCCATAAGATAAAGACTATACGTGTACGCATAGAGAAGATATTATCAAGCTATGCCGATTGTATAGACTACCACTTCTTCCCGTATTTAATGCTCTTTGGGGACGTGTCAGGCTTTACAGGGAAGAAACGCAACAGAATCATACAATTGACCGGAGATAAGGCAAACGCTCAATATCTGACCTGGAATCAGGTTCCTGATACGGTTAAACTGGAACTTGAAGGACTTACTAACAGGGCGTACGATCTGACGAATACTCCACGTATATCACCGCAAGAGTTGAAAGGTCTTGGAAATGCCATTTCAGGGAAAGCGTTCAGGTATATCTTTATGGGTGCGCACATGGCGGTATCTAATCATGCGGAAGTAATTGGAGAGTTCTTTCAACGGAGGGTAAACTTCTTGGTATCAGCTTTGGCGGATATTAACCCATCCGAGTTTGACAAAGCCTCACAGACTATTGATATTGATGTGGATTTGGTTCCATATATGATTGATGATATTGACGAACGAGTAGCAACGGCAGTTAGTGCAATAAATGGTAAAGTATGGTCCCGGAGAGAGGGAATTTTGTTTGCCGGTAATGCTGAAAGGGTCGATGAAGTCCTGAAAGAGATTGAGGAGGAAGAAAAGAATGAATCTTCTGAATCAGCCAAAAAGGACAATATTTAGGGTGTGTGGTTAGAAAAATTACGGGGGTTATACAAGAAGCATAGGAAAAATGGAACAAAATAGTAAATCGTTGCAGTCTTTTTAATGTATAGTTCGATTTTAGCTCAAAAGACAAATAAACCACAATAAGCGAATTGTGGTTTTCCGGAAGTGAAAATTTTAGGCTTATAATTGGATATGAAATAAATTTGTGCATAGAAAATAATACGGCTATCCTCACGGCTAAAAGATATAACGCCATCGGTGAGAAGTGAGGAGCTTGCCTTTGGCGCTTTTTTATATGCCAGGCGTGGCAGGTTCAGCAAGTCGGTAAGGCGTGAGAGGTTCGAATCCTCGCTTGCTACAAAATCGGACAAATTAAAATCCCCAAAAGCGGAAGTGTCCGAGCCGCTGATGGGGATAGTATTAACTTTATGTTGCAAATATAATGATTATGGACCAATTAACAAAATCAAGTACAAGTGAAGAAATCAAAGAGTATTTCAATGCTATTTTAGCTTTGAAAGAGAAAAATGAACTTTATCCAGTAAATATTGACGATGTATGGCCGCTTGTCTATTCAGAGAGAGGGAAAGCTACACGAGCGTTAAAAGCTAACTTCATTGAAAATGAGGATTATATACTTTTTGCCCAAAATGGCAAAAACCTCAATGGACGTCCTAAAGATGATTATAAGCTTTCTTTGTCTTGTTTCGAATACTTTATTGCTCGGAAGGTTCGGCCTGTATTTGAGGTATATAGACAAGTCTTTCATAGAGTAGCCGAACAGAAGCCATTATCCCAACTTGAAATACTGGTCCAGTCTGCACAAGCTTTGCTTGAACAAAGCAAACGGATTGAAAACGTAGAAAAGAGACTGGACGCGATGGAACAGGAGAGAGAAGAAAACGGGAAATTGTTGTTAGCGGTTGCTGTTTCATCTGAAAAGGTGCCGGAAATTTCTCTTCGTGATGAGATCCGCCAACTGGTGAACAAATATGCTTCGGCAACCAACACTAGACAACAGGACGTTTGGCACAAGGTTTATGAGCAATTATATTACCTCTATCACATTTCTATTAGTAACTATAAGAAGAAGTTCAAGGGAGAAACAAAACTTGAAATAGCGGAAAGAAATAATATCTTGGATAAGGTTTACGCCATTATCTCAAATATGGTCCGGGAGCGAAACGTTGCATGAGTACAGACATAAAGAAAGGGCAGCCCTAAAGCTACCCTTTCCCGCTGATTGGCGTCAACTAATGTGCCGGTCCGAAAACCCCTAACACAACTCTATTTCTTGTTTATCAAATCCAGCATTATCCTGTTTGTCTCGACAGCGAGTGCGGACATCAAGAATCCATCCTTGCACATCTCATGTACTTGACCGAATATCCGCCTTAGATTCGATTCCATGCTTTCTTTCGGGTTGTACGCAACTTCTTCCTTTCCGTAGGGTATCAATCCACCGTAAGTGTTTCCGTGCTTCTTGCGACCGCTGGCGAGCGTTTCTTGCAATGATTGGTTGAACTCCTTGATTTGCTTTCTGACGATGCGTTCTGCGTACTTGGTGCAACGCTCGGATCGGAGCTTCTCTTCCATTTCGTTGAAGGCGTTGATGTATGCTTCCTTGAACTGGGCGGCTACCTTTCCGGTGAAACCCATGGCGAGGAAGGTGAAGCCGTCACGGGTCATGTAGTACATGGGTCTATTTTCTCCCTTTTTATCTCTGTATTCAACGGGCGCAAAATTGCGCTGGTTAAATAATATGCTACAATCCAGCATTTTAATCGACCTAAGTACATCTTTGTGCGCCTTCCTAAAGTAGTCCGCAACCACCAAAGAAGAGGTCACGGCTTGACCGTTTTTCGCTTCTACCAAATCAATCCTATCGGTAGAGCATAATTCCAAACTTCTTGTTTCCATAATGATTTTATTTAGTGTGTTGATACTATCTTTTAGTATTGTCTAATATATTGGGCAATATATTTCCCAATACAAACCAATATTTTAATTTGAATATTTTCTTATGGGGCGGTGCATACTTAGCACATGAAAAACCTGTCGTTATCATCACCGAACATCTTATATCCGGCAAGCAGGCTTAAAATAATGATTGTCATTTCTATCATATTCGTATGTTTTAATGGTTAATCTCCTACGTAATGAGCACCGTATCTTCCAGTACTAGCCGTATAGTAAGCCGATGTCGGTATGCTCTTATTATTGTACCCCTTATCCATTGTAGCCTTAGCAGCGTTGCTCATGGCTTCATGTCTTTCCGCCAAAAACTGATCCGTTCTAGCCTTAACCGCTTCCGGTGAACAGTATTCTTGCAATTTTGCAAGGCTCCAAGCTGATTTCAGACATTCGGAGAACGTTCTTTCGTTGCCGGCACGTTTGTAAGAGCGCCAAGCGGATTTCATTATTTGGGATAAGTTGTAACGTTTCATATATCTTTATCTATTATATAATATATTCTATTTTAGTCATGCAGATATAGACTATATTATATTAATTGGCAATGATATTACTGTTAATATATTATAATATGATATATTTTTGTTCTTAGAAAGTGGATTATAATATATAATATGTATTTTTGCACTTGGAATAAAACTTATAATATATTATATATGGAATTAAGAGTAAAAGAAGTCTGTCGGGAAAAAGGTGTTACCCTTGCTGAAATTGCCAGCAAAATAGGTATAGCTCAAGCCAGTTTATCCAAAATGTTAGGAGGGAATCCTACTATTGGTACTTTGGAAAAAATAGCAATTGCTTTAGATGTTCCAATTACGGAGTTGTTTTCGTCTAATAAATGGGATTTATACGGTCATATAGAGTACAAAGGACAGGTTTACACAATAAAATCACGATCTGACCTAGAAAATTTACTCAAAATAATGGAATAACTTTTTAAATATTTAAACACAAATAATAATGGGAATTTTCGATTTATTTAAGCGTAGTCGTTTTCAAGAAAAACAGACAAAATCTGTGAGCGATATAAAATTAGAATCTATTGACACGCAAAATGACGATACAACAACTAACCATAAAGATAGCCTATTTAGCAATGTTTCTTCAGAGAAGGATGTTGATATTGAAATGATAAATAGAGCTATTGATAAGATTGCTAGAAGAAAAACTAATTATCATGAAAGTAATTCTCTAGGCAATATAGATATGGGGCGTCTTGACCCATTGCTTGAAGATGCAGCGAGATTGGTGGTTATTCACCAACAAGGTTCCACTTCTTTGATACAGCGTAAATTTGCTATTGGTTATAATCGTGCCGGCCGTATTATGGATCAACTGGAAAGAATCGGTATAGTAGGGCCAGCAAGAGGGTTTGATAATAGGGATATTCTTTGTCTAGATGAATCAGAAGTGAAAATTCTACTAAATACTGTTGAAACAAAAAATAATTTTATAATTAATGAAGATGATTATAGGTCAGAGATAGAAGAAAGGGTAGAATATTATAGGAAACTTATTATTCAAGAGCAGGAAGAGCAGGAAAGGTTATTTATAGAAAGTGAAAAAGAAAAAATCAAGCAGCAAATATTAGAAAAACAAAGGAAGAAAGAATTACGTAAAAAGGCAATAGAAGAACTTAGAGAAGAGGGATTAATTGAACGCATAAAGAAAAGAGAACCTATCCCGCAAGATATTCAAGACGCTGTTTGGAGAAGAGACAATGGTCGTTGTGTTAAATGTGGTAGCCAAGAGAATTTGGAATTTGACCATATTATACCATTTTCAAAAGGTGGATCTAATTCTATAAGAAATTTACAGTTGCTTTGTGAGAAATGCAATCGTGAGAAATCAAATCATATAGGATGATTTAAAATGTTTGATTTGAAAAAACACTCGAAATTAAATAAAAGTAAGGAAATATTTGCTTATTTGTGTGTTTGTATGTTATTTTGCCTCCGTACAACCATAATACACACAAAATATGAATAAAGTATTTCTAATATTTGCCTTGCTGTTTCTTATTGGATGCAGCGAAGGAAGTGATCCTGTTCCAGAGCAAAATAATGAGGAAAACACGGAATCCGGTGATAATAATACATTTTTAGTTAACGGCTTTAGCTGTGATATTGATTTTAACGAAGAAAGCTATACTATAAAGGTTAGTAAAGATAATAAATTCCTTTTTGAAGTGTCCGAAAAAATAGGGAAGGGAACTAAGATGTATATAGATTTTGGATATGGGAATAAAAAAGATATTATCGCTTCGTATATTAAAATTTTTGATATTCTTCAATATGAAAATACATACTATTTATTGGCAGATTTAAGAGACAAATCTGATATTTTGAGTTTTTGGGGAATTAGAAAATTATATTCTTATGAGGATGGTAAGGTTCATACGGTAACACTGAATACTAGTTCCCACTTGCCTACGGATATGGCATTTTGGTTTAAGAATAGCATAGTACTATCTGAAAAATACCAAATGTATCCAGAAGCGACCGCTTCAGAAGGACATGTGTATGATAATGAATTAAATCTTATAAGCAAGTATTCTCCTAACGGGATAGTTTTAGATATGACACATTGCGTTTCTTTAGAAGAAGTTCCTAAACATCATTATGCAATCTGTTTCTATGATATACGCAATACATCTCCATTATGGTCATATCCAATAGACCTAGTAGGTGAAGATTTTGTAGTAAGCTATCAAGACGCCTCTTATTCTTCGAATAATACAGTTCTTGTTAATGTAAATATCACATACATAACGGGAGAAAAAGAGGTCTTAAATTTTGAATTTGACAAGAACACGGGCGAAATCATCACCCCTAACCAAATAACACAATAGAATCATGAAAAATATCCTATATCCGATCATAATAATATTAGCTCTATCCGGATGCACTAGAGACATGTATACCGAATCTGTATATGTCGTTGACTACAGAGAATACACCAAAGATGGTTTCACCATTAGCCCTACAGTGACAGGGTTCAATTACCAGCCAATATCTAATATAGAAGTGGTATTTACTATTGGCAAGTTGAGAAAAGGCGAAACAGCCGAAAATCTACGGCTAATTGTCCCATACGAAGGATATACAGGAAAAACGAATAATGAGTATGCTCCATCTAGCAAAAGGATGATGGATAAAATAGTCTCCGAGGCAAAGAAAATGGGAGCGAATGGATTGATTGATTTTAAAACGACTTATAACGCAAGGAACAGGGCGTGGGTTGCTTCTGGAATAGCCGTTATTATAAAATAGGATTTCATTCCCGCCCTTCGCAAGAGGGCAAAAGAAAAGCGGAGGTTACTCCGCTTTATTTTGATTCCATATCCATTATGGCATCTTTTATGGCTTTTACATACTCTAAATGAATACTTCTTGATATCAGATGGATATAAATATGTCTGTCTGCCTTAATTTCAATAGGTGTATTTATTATATCGGTAATTCCATTTGATAACATGTATTTTTCAAACATTCTTGAGAATAAATTACTTCTGAATTTTTGTGGAGTTACTCTTTTGTCCCTTCTTAGAATGTCGTGTATGTCATCACAGTAGAAATATAATATCAAGTTCTCATTATCATTAAAAATTTCACCTATAACATTTGATATTTTTAGAAGTACTCCAATATCGGTGGGATTATCGCCTTTCGCTCTCTCAAGTGTGACATCTGCTATTTCAATACTATCTCCAAGTATTTCCCGCACCTCTAACGGGATTATATCCAAATTAAATGGAGATAATATTATCCGATACTCATCTTCTGATTTAGAATTGATAGAAACGGAAATATCCATTTAGAAAAACTATACGTTAATTTTAATAGTGCAGTTTTTTTTATTGCGTAATTTCTCCTGTTGAGACATTTTTCTATCTCTCAACTTATTTACAAAGTCTAATAGTGCTTTTGAGGGATTTTCTATAACCAATGCCTCTTGTGTGTAAGATGAGGGTTTCATATTCAATTCTCCTTTGTTTTTATAATAAAACAGATTTACGCCATAATATCGTTATGGAATAAGATAGTCATATACAGGGATTCTTCTCTTCTCGAGTTCTTGTTTGGAAACATCAGTAAATACAAAATCAACGTTAGATTTGATTTTTCTAACATTAGTAGAAGAATCTCTTTTTAAGAGACTAGTCTTCTTCGATTTTAACTTTATATTTCCCATTTCAAATGAATTAAAATAAACTTTCTATGAGTAGTACCTATAGTATCACTAACAGAATTAGTTATATCTTTGTTCGTAACGTATCATAGTTACGTTACTTTGATGGTACAAAGGTAGCAACTTTATCAACAACAGCAACATCAACAGTGTTAAAACAACATCAAACAACATCCAACACCTCACTTTTTAGCAATATTTATAAGATTAGCAGTTTCAGCACCGTCTTTTCTCTCACCAATAGCACTAACTTCATTACCTTGTATTCTCTGTCTATTAGAACGGCAAATATCACAAAGAAGAGCATTTATTTAAGGTGTGAAACAACTAATTTCCCACAATTGCCCAATTGTGGTTTATCCCTCATGTAATTATTTTATAGCTTTCTTCTTTGAGTGTAACTTTATGCTGTTGAAAATCAAAACTAATTCATACAGTATGAAAGAAAAAATCTTAGTAGCACTAAAAACGAAGTATAAAACCTTTGGGTTTGGTGATAAAGCGTTTGACGGGGTGGCTGACTACTTGTCTAAAACCGTAACTGAAGAAAGTCAAATAGAAACTGCTATTAGTGGGGTCGAAGGACTTCTGAAGGCTTTTCAAGGAGACATTGATACTGTTAGAAACGAAAAATCGGGTCTACAGAGACAATTGGACGAATTGAAAAATAAAATCGAGAATCCCAATCCTAACCCAAATCCGAAGCCGGAAGAAAGGAAAGATGATATAGCGACCATCATTGCGAACGCAGTGAATGCAGCCGTTAAACCTCTTTCTGACAAGCTTACTCAATTTGAAACAGAGAAGGCGCAGGCCACTCGCCAAGAGCAAATCATGGGAAAAGCAAAGGAATATGGTATTCCCGAAAACCTTGTTCCTATGTTGAGCATTCCCGAAGATGCAAACTTGGATAACTATTTCAAGGATGCAAAGCAGACGTTTGCCAACGCAGGATTTCAAGATGTGAGAACTCCCGAATCGGGAAGCAATGAGCAGAACAATTCAAATGACATTGCCACCCTGATAAACAAGGGAACTGAAGAAATTAAAAACTCTAAACAGGATTAATTATGCCAGCAGGTTTTAAGTATGATTTAAATCCGATTGAGAAGCAAATGCCGGAAATGTGCCGTTTTGAAACGGTTTATAGATATTCCGGTGGCTTCAATCTGGATATTTCGAATTTGACAGGGATTGCACAGATCCCGCCTCTTACCCCTTTGGTGCTTGATTTTGTGAAACGAACGGCAAAAGCTGTTTTGAACGTTGAAGTAGCCGAGAAGATCACTGCCGGTTCTACTTCGTTGAAGATCAAGAAAAATTCTCTTGCGTACGTCGGTATGCATATTGGTAATGGCACAAATGGCGGTACAATTGAAGCTATCGACAAAAGTAATGCGGAATATGATACCGTTACTCTGGCCGCTTCGCCAACGCTTGCCGCAGAAAAGGATGCGGTATTGTTTGAAGCTACTGCCGCAGCCGGTAAAACGGCAAAAGCGACAGCTACGGCTTTGAATTATGCATGGACTAAAGTAGAAGCGGGTGCAACTGTTACCGCTATAGGCCAAGCGTACGAGATCAGACCGACAAGACTCATTGTTCCTATCTCCGATAAGGATAAGGAGACTTTGGGTGACAGATTCATGTTCACTTATTAAAGAAAGGAGGAACTATGTATTTGACTATTCAAACATTACTGAATGATCCGGGAGTGGTGAAAGCGGTTATCGACCGTGTGCAGGCTCTAAGACTGGATCAAATCTTTTGGAAAAAGCACCTCGATTTTGAGGAAACGAAATCCCGTGTGTTCAAAACATATTTGGGAACAGTAACGGGTGTTGTTGCCGGTTCTGTAATTGACCGTAACTCTAACAAGCCGTTAAGAGAACGTAAATCTCTGGGTTCCGGATATGGCGAAGTTGCCTATATGGGGGATAGATACCAGATGGACAACGATAGACTCGATATGCTTCAAGAACTAATCAATAAGTTCAATCAGGCGAAGACACCAGATCAACGGGCCGCACTGGACGACATTATCAACTACATTGTAGATGATATGCGTCAGGTATTGCTTGCTCCACACAAACGTATGGATATTGTGGACGGTGATCTTCGTTCTGATGGTAAGGCATCCGTAAAAGTAGATGACAATCCGCAAGGAATCGAATTGCTTGAAATGGAGTTGCCGGTTCATCGTATCACTCCGCAAGTTGCAGACAAACTGAACTTTGTTCGTTATCTTATGGAGAAAACCGTTGAATTACGTACTAAGTTCGGCATGTTCGTTTCTATGGAAATGTCCCGAAGGACTTTTATCAACAGCATTATTGGCTCAAAAGATTTCGGAGAATTCTACAAACAAAGCTTTGATTCTAAAGAAGTCCAACTGTCTGCCGGGCTTATGTCCAGTGAGATGGCGACCACTATCTTTAGAGGATTGGGCTTGCCGCCTATCGTAATCAACGAAGATTTGGTGGAATTGTCAGACGGTACTTTCAAACAGGTATTCAAAGACAACCGTATTTCTTTGTTTACCACTCCTAAGCAGGGAAAGATGCGTTGGCATACTCCGTATGAAATAACCGATCCGGTTCCGGGAAAGACTTACACCCGTTCAGAAGGTGGTATGTATATTTCCAACATACGTACGGACGAAGGCCGGTTTATGGAATATGGAGCCGAATGGATTCCGGAATTCACATCTCCAAACAAGATTGTAATTCTTGACCTGGACACGATGAATGCGTAAGTATGATAATTAGTGACTACATAAAGCAAAAGTTTCAGTCCTTCGGCATATCATTGTCGGAGGCTGACTTGGTAGAGATTAATCTTTCTTCCGGGGTTGACCCTGACGGGGAAATGACTGAAGATAATTTGCAGTCTATCTCTGTTGCTATAGCAAGATTTATTCCCTCCTTATTGCTTAGAGCTACTTCTAAATCGGTATCAGAAAACGGTCATTCAAAGTCCCTTTCTTGGGATATTTCTGGGATAAAGTCATACTATTCTTTTTTATGCAATAAGTATGGACTGAAGGACGAACTGAACACAGATAAACCTAAAGTGATATTTTGGTAATATGCTAGAAACTGCTCCACATAAATTGCAAATACAGGTTATTACTCCGGAAGAGAACGACGAGTATAACCGACCAATACCGGGAACCGGTGGAGAGTCTTGGCAAGATGTAACAGATTGTTTCTGCCATGACAACTCCCAACAAAAGGAAGTCTCTGTCAATGGTGAACGCTGGGTATATAATTACCATGTGGTTTATGAGGGTAAAAAGATTGTTTTAGGATCTCATATCAGGTGTCTGGACGCTGAAGGAAATACTGTAGGAGAGGGATATGTGAAGAAGAATGCCGAATGCTATTCGGAGGAGTTTAAGGGTAGATGTGATATTTGGGTATGATTGTAACGACGGACATATATAAGATTCTGTGTGATAAGCTAAAAGACTTCTTGATAAAAGACGTTTACGACAGTTGGAATGCCATTAAGAAAGGTGTAAAAAACGAATTAATAGTGATTGTTGTAAGAGACGCTTTGGAGCCGGAAACTTATTGGGAGGTATGTTATCCTCATATCAACATCTGCGTTCCATATTTGGCCAGTGGTAAGACTAATACGGTACGATTAAACGAGTTGGAAAGAAGTGCAAAACAGTTTTTAATAGGAGAAAGTGGAGTGTTTGATAGTACTCAATATCATTGGGAAATAGACCGGATAGGGATAGAAGAAGATTTAAAGCTTGCATGTAGTTATGTAAATGTGGTTTTAAAGTTTAAAGTTTTAAATGTAAAAATATAAAAGATATGGCGGAAAGTATACAAATATCAGCGGTTGATATAAAAAGATTATGGTATGCCGATGAAGATGCAGTATCAGCTGATTTGACAGGTACAGCGTTATATGCCCTAGTAAAAGCGAACGGATCTGCTACCGAGATTAAAAATGTGCATCAAGACACGTGGACCATTGAAGAAGGAGATCCTACGCAAGAACCTTACAAAAATCAGCTAACAGGTTCAACTTACCGTATGGGAGCTAAAACAATGGGAGATGTGACCTTTAATTTCACGATTGGTCGCTATGATTATGCAACAAAAAAAGAACTTATGGGCGGTGAAATTATTAATACCGATAAAGGTTGGAAGCGTGCCCGTGGTATTGTGGAGGTGAAAAAATGTTTGATTGCGTTAACGCAAGACGATCAGTATTGCGTTCTTCCTTATGCAAATGTAGTAGCTCGTGAAGCCAATACTGATGGTGCAGTTGGTATTGCAGTCGTAGCTACGATGCTAGAGCCTTTAAATGAGGCTGTTATGCCGGAATACTGGTTTGATGCGAGTGAAGTAAAAGAAGGGGTATGAAGATCTGAAAATGTAGCACTTGCTTCTTCTGAAACAGCTACGAATTCAAATAGTTATTCAGCTAGATCAAGGCGGGTGAACGCTGGGAGTACTGTAAACTATGGCTCTTCAGGAGAAGATGGGACGCAACCGTCAGAGGCATTATCTATATTGTAAAGTGGTGAGGGGTGAGGATTTGTCGTTCTTGCCCCTTTTTAATAAGATAGTTATGAACAAAGGAGCAAAAGTTATATCACAATCAATTATTGGAAATGATTTTAGGACAATTATTGTGAATAAGAAAGGATATACAATATATCCTCCAACTATACACAGTTTGTCAAATGCTATATCATACTTATGTGATGTGCGAGAGGGAGAAACATTAAGAGAGATTCTGCTTTCTCTAGCAGATTTAAAATACTATGCTCACGCTCTTTCATGGTTTATTAACGGTGATGATAGTCTTTTTGAGGAACTTTCTAAAGGTACTTATGAAGAGTGCGTAAATGGCGTGGAAGAAGCAATCTCAATGATTGATGTATCGGTTTTTCAGAAAGCTGTCGGCTTAGCGAAGAACGTAAGTCTGCTGGCAGCGACACCGAAATAGCCGGTAATGAAACGTTATTAGGACAAATTGCGTCGTTCATGGAAAATTTGCATTTGTCTTATAAAGAAGTTGTGTATGAAATACCATATAGAAATCTGGTTTTAATGCAACGTGATAAGATACATCAAATATTTGGAGATAAAATAAAGAAAGTGAAAGGTAAAGATATGGCATCACGGAGGCGTCAAAATAAGTAAGTATGGAATTCATAGGGGATGATAGCGGATTGAGCGAACTTCAAAAACAAATAGAGGACGCTTTCTTTTCTAAGTTAGTAGAAATAGGGAAAGACGCCATACGTTACGCCCAGAAAAACGGAGAATACCAAAATCATACATTTAATCTACGTAATGCTCCTGGTTTCTGTGTGGTAAGAGATGGACGTATAGTAGCTATTGAAGTGGGAGATGATGGGGGGCATCCCGAAGCTGTGAGAAATACGGAAAATATGTTGATATACTCGGAAAAGCCGCAAGACGGATTATATTTAGCTGACGGAATGCCTTATGCTTCTTTTGTAGAATCAAAGGGATATGATGTGTTGACGGCAGCAAGAAAATACGCAATAAGGCAAGTCCAAAAGAAAATATATAAATAAATATGGCAGGGATATTTGCAAATGTAGACAGTGACATTCAGAAGCTCCAAAAATTGAAGCAAGAAATCGAGAATGTAAAGAAGTCATTGAAAAGTATCAATGTAAAAGTAGATATTGATATAGCGCAAGGTTTGGAGGCACAATTAAAGAGTCTCACAACTCAATATGATGCCTTAGCAGCTAAGGTAGGAGAGACGGAGGCTAGGATAACAGCGTCTGCAAATAAAATTATTAATGCTTCGAATAAAATTATTCAGGCACAGGACAAAATGTCGCAGGCAGCAAAAGGTATTAATGCTTCGCCTAGTACCAATACCAATTCTTCTACTAATGCATCGGAAACAACTTCTATTCAGGCGCAGGCTAAGGCGTATGAAGAACTGAAAGCTGAAATCGGTGATGTTCTCGGTACGAGAGGGCAAAACATAAAGAGGTTAATAGAAGAGCAAAATGCGATCCGGCTACTTAACGCAGAAATAAAAAAGATCACTAAATCACAGGGGGAATCTTCTAACCTTTCATCTGCTCAACAAAGGAGACTGGAACAATTAAATAACTCTTTGCTTACTCATAAAACAGCACTTGCTGAAGTAAGACAGAGTTTGAGTGCTAACGCTAAGTTAGACAATGCTGCCGCCACTTCTATGGATGCTCTTTCTCAATCTTTAGGTAGGATGAGAGCTGCTTATAGAGCATTGACAGAAAGTGAGCGAACATCTCCATTCGGGAAAGAACTATTAGTCTCTATTCAACAAGCAGATGCAAAAATAAAAGAGCTAGATGCAACAATTGGGAATCACCAAAGAAATGTCGGTAATTATGCAAGCGGCTGGAATGGACTAAGCATGTCTATTCAACAAATAGGTCGTGAGCTTCCTTCTTTGGCTGCTGGGTGGAGAACTTTCTTTTTGGCTATCTCTAATAACTTGCCAATTCTTGCCGATGAAATAAAGAGGGCTAGGATTCAGTTTGAAGCTTTGAGAAAGAGCGGACAAGCTGCTACACCTGTTTGGAAACAGGTTGTTTCTTCCATAGTTAGTTGGCAGACGGCTTTAACTGTGGGGATCACTCTATTAACCCTTTACGGTGATAAGGTTGTTAAATGGATTGGCGGTTTGTCGAAAACAAAAGAAGCACTTTTGACTCAATCCAAAGCATTGGAAAATGTAAATGAGGCATTGATAAAAAACAATGGTGAGTATGGTAAAAGTGTAACGAAAGTCAAAATGCTATCTAAAGAATGGAGAAATTTATCCTCTAAAAAGGAACAAATACAATGGATAAAAGATAATAAAGGGGAATTTGATAAACTTGATATTTCTATTAACAATGTTTCAGATGCTGAAAACGCTTTTGTGAAGAATACAAATTCTGTTATAACTGCATTAAAATTAAGAGCACAAGCCGCTGCTGCACAATCATTGGCGGAAAAAAAATATGAAGAAGCTCTAATAAAGAGAAGTGAAGCAGAATTGAAAAGAGAAAAAGCTAGTAAAATTGAAAAGGCTGGTGGATCAACAATCTCTTTTTCTTCATCTGTAACAGGTGCGGTAAGTTATCAGTCTGGTTCTGCAGAGCTTGCATTAAGGCAACAAGCGGATGATTTGGACGAACAAGCGGAAGCAGTAGAAAAGAATGCTGAAGCATATTTTAATCTCGCTGCGTCAAAAAAGTTGGATGCAAAAGCAACATTAGAAAATGCGAAAATTCAAGAATCTCATAGAGATATAAAGGACAATTATAATTCAATATCTGACCAGCAAAAGAAAATAGCCGATCTTTTGGATAAGCAAGCTCTTGAAAGAAAGCGTAAAGAAGAAGATATTGAATACCAGGCAGCGCAGGCCAAGATTGATGCTATGGCAGAAGGAGAAACCAAAATCCGTGCTCAACGTAATCTGGATAATAAAAAAGAAATACAAGACTTGGAACGCCAAAGAGAAGATTATATCCGGACAGAGATTGAGTATCAAAGGAAACTTTTTGATGCAAGGGAAGAATTGAATGTAAAGAAAAATAAGAACTATAAAAAGAAAACATTCGATCCTTCTTCTGTTAAAGTAGATACCTCTTCTATTGATGCTACTATTGGATATGTGAGTAAACGCCAAATTAACGACCAAATACGTAACCAAGAAGAGGCGTGGAATGAATATATCATAAAATATGGTACATTCCAACAGAAAAAAGAGGCTATTACCCGAAAATATACAGATGCCATCAATAAAGCCGCCAATGCCGGAGAAGCAGCATCTCTACAAAAGGAGTTTGAGGAAGCTTTAGCTGACTTGGATTTGAGTAAGCTTAAAGAGGAAATAAATTGGGAAATGATTTTCGGTGATTTGAGCAAAGTTACTAAAGATCAACTAACAAAAATAAAGAAGCAGTTGCAGGAGTTTAAGAAGTCTCCTGAATTCAAAAATGCTACTCCGGAACAAATACAAGTTATTGAAACCGCAATAAATTCCATCAATGATACCCTTGTCGATAAAGGTGGTTTCTTTGGAGGTATGGCTGATTCTATGAAAGAGTTAGCGGATGCTACAGAACAACTGAAAAAAGCAGAAGAGGAACTGGTTGAAGCTAATAAGAAAGGAACGGATGCCGAAAAAGAAGAAGCACAAAAGAAAGTAAATAAAGCTCAAAATACACAAGTCAATGCACAGACCAATGTTGAAAAATCCAGGGATAAGGCAATTAGTAATATAACGGCTGTTGCTGATGCTATGCAGCAACTGGGAAGTGCGGAATTTAACTTAAGTAGCTTTGGTAGTGCTGTTGGAGGATTGGTAGATGCGTTAAGTGAATCCGGTAGCAAAATAGGAGGAATTATTGCAGCTATCCTCTCTCTTCTTGATGAATTTGGGAAAGATGGAGGAGTCGAATTTGGCAAAAATATTGTGAACAATGTTATTAGTGCCATTGGTGGAACTATTGAGGTTCCGTTCAAGATGTTAGGAATTGATTTGGGGCTCGGAGGTGCAAACTATTCTGATTACAACGAAATGGTAGCCAAGTATGACGTATTACTTGATGTTTGGGATCAACTCTTAGATAAGAAAAAAGCTTATATAAATGAATCATACGGAGCGGAAGCAACCAAAGCGGGCAAGGAAGCTTTAGACCTATTGAAAGCCGAAAGAGATATAACTAGGGAGCTTGCTAGTTCACGACTAGATGCTGGAGCAAGTGCCGGTAGTCACTCTATGGCGTATAGAATGTGGCAAGGTTCCTATAAATATGAAGGTCAGAACTGGAAAGATGTAGCTGGAGAAATATCTAGTGCCCTTGGAGGTGTCGAATTCAACAGTATGTGGAATCTGCTTTATATGTCAGCCGATCAACTGGAGTGGATAAAGACAAATTATTCCGGTCTATGGTCACAAATGGACACGGATTTTAGAGGTTATTTGGATGATATTATTCAATACGGAGAGACGGAGGCGGAAATCATAGAATCAGTAAAGGAGCAGATTACAGGAATATCCTTTGATAGTTTCCGAGATAGTTACGTAAGCCTGCTATCTGATCTTGATAGCACCAATAAAGATTTTGCCGATAGTTTTGAAGAGTATTTAAGAAAATCCATACTTCAGTCTGTTATAGCCAAGAACTACGATACTAAAATACAGGAACTTTATGATAGTTGGTCTAAAGCTGGAGAAGATGGATTATTCAGTGAATCAGAAGTAGACAGGTTGCGTTCTATGCAACAAAGTATAACAGATGCGATGTTGGCGGAACGTGATCGACTGGAGGAAGTTTTTGGATGGTCTTCCTCTTCATCCCAAGAAGCTTCAAAGAAAGTATCTGCGTCGGTCACCCAAGATTCTATAGATGAGGTGTCCGGGCGTTTCACCGCTTTGCAGATTGCCGGAGAAGAAATCAAGAATCAGAATCAGCTACAAACGATGTCTATTCTTGAATTGAGAGCGGATATGCTGCCTATTATTGCCAATACCACAGGGATAAAGGACATTGCTAGTGAGACACGGGATTTGTTAAGGCTGTCTTATGAAGCTATAGTAGACATCAGAGATAACACTAATGTGATAGTAAAGCCTATTCAACAAATGGCTTCAGATATTGCTGAAGTTAAACGGAATACTAACGGACTGTCAAAAAGATAAAGCAATAGGCGGAGTATTATCCGCCTATTACAACTATTATATAATTGACAATGAAGCCTTTTTCATGACATCTCCAAGTTCAGATAAAGCCAATGATAATGTTTTAAGTTCTTCTTGGGTAAAATCGGCAGGCCTACCATTTATCAGATTCCCGTTTATCCGCTGATATAACCATTGGCGAGACTTGCCAAAATAATGTTCTGCTATATAAGACATTGAAGCAAAATCCAACACTTTATCTAGTTTTTTCTTTCTTTCCACAATTTTAGACAGTTTTTTTGCTTCATCTATAGCCTGCTCTGCACCTTTTTTAAACTCATTCAAGAACTCCTTTTTATCAGAAGGTGATAAAGAGTTTACATACGCATTAAAACGCTTTTTGTGCTCTAATTTTGCTTGTTCGGTCTTAGCCCTTGCAAAATCATCTTTCCACTTTTTAAGTTCTTCTTTTGCATCCATACGCATTATTTTTATAAGTTAAAGAGAAAATGGCAGCCCCCTATGGGGGACTACCTTTTTCCTTCAGCTTGTTTTTGGCATCAATCAAATCGTCTAGCGCATCATTGATTCCTTCTTCAAGCTCCTCGTCTGAAATCCATTCAGTTTCCCTTAGTGCATCCCAGTTGAGGGAAAAGAAGCTAAGGTCTTGTTCCGCAGCTTCAATTCGAGCCTTTAGCTCTTCTTCATCAGTCATATAAAGATCGCGATTCTTATGACGTTACAAAGATAATAACCATTTGGTAATTAAACAAGCTTTTATAGATATATTTCAATGCAATATGAGATATTTAACTCTTAGCAAAACAGTTAATTTCCCACATTCTATAAAGTGTGGGATTTTTGCTTATACATTAGGGCTGTTTCAACTAGTATTTTACGACATTTGCCTAAAAGTCAGTTTTTATTTAGGATTATGTGAAACTAGTAAAACAGAATATTGTAGATTTATCGTCTAAAAATTATAATATATGTCCGACTTATTAATTAACAATAAAGACACTTTCGCAACGTGGGGCGTGAGAATGGGAGACGGGTTCATTGAAGCTATCTACGCTCCGCTTCCAATGAAAGAAGTTATAGAGAATAAATCCCGTTTACAGGACGGGAAGAAAATAATTATAGCCAATCGGAAGATTGACGAACGGGATCTAACACTAACCTTTACCCTACAAGGAAGTTCTCCATCTGACTACATTACCAAGTATAAGGCATTTCTGAATGAGATTACAAAAGGGGAATTTACTGTCAAGGTTCCTGCCTTAGGGGAGGAGGTTTACCATCTATATTACACCCGTTCACAGTCTTTCGGTTTCAATACGGCAAGGACGTTTTCAAAGATTTCGGTAAAGCTTAACGAGCCAAATCCGGGTAATAGAGAGTAAAATTACCACAATAGGCAAATTGTGGTTCATAGGATTGCCGGATTTTATGTTTTGACGTTTCTATCTGCGAACTTTGTAATATGGCAGAATTAGTAGACATCAAAGACATATCCGGCAACATTCGCTTTTCGACTACTATCAATGAGGGTTCGAAAAGACACTTCCTTTTGATGCAGGAAGATTATATCACTTTGCCATTTAGCCTTTCCAATCCGGTTTATTTCAAACTAGGCGACTACGTAGACAATGAGTTGGGAATATTTGAGCTTGTAGACCTATATAAGCCTACCTACAATACAACGACAGGTGCATACGACTACGAACTCCGCCTTGATGCTTATTACTGGAAATGGAAGAACAAAAAGTTTTTCTATACACCGGAAACCACCGGACGCGAAGCCGCATGGAATCTTACCGCTACCCTTGACAAGCATTTAAATGTTTTTCTGGATAACCTGAAAGCACTCGGATACAAGTTCAGGGATCTGGATTTTACTTGGGACATTGACAGCACAGTAGAAAACACTTCCAAGCTCGTTTCCTACGATAACGTAAATCTGATCGACGCTCTCACACAGATGGCGGAGACTTGGGAGTGTGAATGGTGGATAACAGAGCATGTTATTCATTTCGGACGTTGTGAATACAGCTCACCTGTTGATTTCAAAGCCGGTGATTTGACAGACACAGAAAATGTGAATGTCAACAGCATGACACGCAGCGACAGCCAGACCACTTATGCGACCCGTATCTACGCTTTCGGTTCTACCCGTAACATTCCTTCCAGTTACCGGAAGGAATTGATATTCGACGTAAAAGAGGTTAATGGACGTAATATATCCGATACGTCAAGACCGCTCAAAAACAGCTATTTCCCTCTTAGTTCTAAGATAGAGAATAAGGTAAAGTTGACATTCCCCGAAAATGCCGCCTATGTATTTGAAAATGTTCCTGTTAATGAGACAAATTTAGCTGACGTTGTTAAAAAGACAAACATAGGAACCCTGGAAAAAGGTAATTATGAGTTTAATATTACTCATATAAAGTATTCGACTATCATGTCATCCGGGGTAAGATTTAACGGGATATTCAGATTGTGGGTATCATTAAACTATACTGTAAATTCTACAGAGGAAACTATCACCCTATTGAATGAGCAGGTTAATGCAACCGCACCGGTAGGTACTGAAGAAATTCTCGAAATAAAAGACAAGCTTGTAAGTTTCAGCCTTCCTTCGCAAGCTTCAAACTGTTCTATAGACGTTGGAGTTAGTGTTTGGTATATAACTTCAACAAGTAGTGCTATAATCAACTTCCTGTTAAAAGAAGAAGATATAAAGTACGGTGACAATGGTAACTCTGTCTCTATAACATTCCTTACCGGTGCAAATGCCGGACAGACTTTCCAAGCGATTTATAATCCGACATTCTTGTCTGGAGATAACTCAAACGTTATCCAACTACCGGAAGGTGTAACCGCCTCTTCAGGTAACCGGTACACCATTGATAACATCATCAAAGGTAAAGTTCCCGACAACTACTTCAGCAAAGACGATAAGGAAATGACTCTTAACGGAGTTGTTCAGAAACGTCTTATGCTCCCGGAGGGTATTTCTTATGTAGATGCTTATAAATACAGCCCGACCGGTGAACGTATCAACATCGGAGATGAAAACTACGATGATCCGGATAACGTGGAAATGCCGGAAGAGGAGGCAATCGAAGAAATCGTTATATTTGAGGATGAATATCCCAAGTATATTGGTAGTACTACGGTAGTTCCTGATCCTACTTGGGAAGATGAAAAGGTTGATGACAAGCCAACCGGTAATAAATATCCTATCTATACTTTCAAAGATACGGGACTAAAGAACTTTACAAAAGATTTCCTTCTGGAAGAGTTACACCTGATTTTCCAAACCGGAAAACTTGCCGGACTGGATTTTGCTCTTACTCTCAAAGAGAGCGACAATACCGGTACAACCTTTGAAATAGTCCGTAATGAGGATTACGGGCGTGCACTTCCTGACGATGTACTATTTCCGCAAGCCGCCCACAAAGAAGAAGATAAGGATGTTCCCGCAGACACATATATCCTTTACGGCTTTGATACCGCATACATCTCCGAACAGATGTTGCCGGACGCACAACAAGCACTTCTGGAAAAGGCTAAAGATTATGTAAAAAAGTCCATGATTGACCCGTCCACCTACGATTGTGAGATGGATGCTGATTTCATCTACAATAAGGGTAATATTCGTACATACGAAGTGGGGGCTAAGGTCAACCTGATAAATAAGGCGTTTTTCCCGGAAGGCAGACAATCAAGAATAATCGGCTTCGAGTGGCCGCTGGATATTCCTTACGATCACCCGATTTATACAGTCGGTGAGACGGCTTCATATTCCCGTATCGGTGAGATAGAGAGCAAGCTTGACTCCCTTACTTACAAGGGACAAACCTATTCCGGCTCTGCTGTTGGAGGTGGTGGAATCAGTGTGTATGTTATCGGGGTTAATGACAAGACAATCCCGTCTGACAGAAACGTATTCTCTGCAAAAAGAGTGCTTCAGGAGATTATAGCTTATGCTATAAGTAAGACGAAGGATGACACAGCCCTAGGGCTTATTTCATTCCTGAACGGCATTAACGTTACCAAAGGTATTGTAACGGACACGATAACTGCAACAGAATTGAGCAGCAATATTGTAAAGGTGCTTGATAAGCTTACAGCCAATAATGCCGCCTTCTCCGGCAATATATCTTCTGTTGATTATGCTGAAAAGTTACTTGGCTGGCTGATAACCCCATCCGGTGATATAGATGCGAAGTCGTTGCGCCTACGTGATTTCCTTGAAGTGCCGGAATTGCGATATAACCGGGTATCAGTTATCACGGGTGAGGAATGGAACGCACCCGGAGGCGGTATAATCGAATCAGTGGACGAAGAGAGCAGCATCGTTTACCTGAAGCTTGAACCGGGCGAGGTTGCAGCTGTTGAAGTGGATGATATTTGCAAGGCTAACTTTAACAATGACACAGGCTTTCAGACAACCTATTTCCGGATCACCGAAAAGCTGGATAATGGTTCTTTTAAATACGTTCTCCGCAGCGGATATACTTACCATCCTCAAAAGGCTATGCACTTTGTTTGCTACGGCAACTTCACCAATGCAGAACGCCAGAAGTCCAGCTATTCCACGCAGAATTATATCCGTTTCCTTAAAGGTGTAAACAACTGGGAGATCACAAAGGATATGATTGCCATGCAGTTGGGAGACTTGTCTAACCTGAAACTGTTTGGAATGGATATGACCGGACATAGTGCATATCTTAACAGAATCTACATGACCGGTACGATCAAACAGATTTCGAATGATGGTGTGACGGAAGTACCGGTTCCGGCTTTCAAAGGTGAATGGAAAGCGGGGACGTATTGGTATTATGACGAAGTAACCCACAACGGAAGCACATGGATTTGCATTGAATCTACGACTACGCAGGAGCCGTCAGATTCTTCTACTGACTGGTTGAAGGTTGTTTCTAAAGGGGAAGATGGAACTTCAGGAAAAGGAGTAAAAAGTATCGTAGAGCAATATTATTTATCCACTTCTCAAACGTCACTAACAGGGGGAAGTTGGAGTACGACACCCCCAACCTGGGAGAAAGGTAAATATATCTGGACACGTTCGGTTATTACTTATACTGACAATTCAACGACTACTACTGATCCAATTAGCGTAACCGGTGGAGCTGGTGATAATGGGCTTGGTGTTAAATCGGTTGATGTCTTTTATTATCTTTCCTCCTCTTCTAGCGAGTTAATCGGTGGGGAATGGAGTACTATTGCTCCCACTTGGGTTAATGGCAAGTATATGTGGAGTAAGACAAAAACGACATATACAGACGACACCTTTGTAGAAAGTAATCCTGTTTGTATTACAGGGGGAAAAGGCGAAGATGGAAAAGACGGTAAAGGTGTACAGAGCGTTGATGTCCTTTATTACCTATCCAGTTCTTCAACCTCCCTTTCCGGTGGTTCATGGTCTACGAACTCACCAACTTGGGTAGATGGGAAATACATTTGGAGCAAAACCAAAGTGGTATATACAGACGGTTCGTCTATTGAAACCAATCCCGCTTGTATCACTGGAGGTAAGGGTAGTACGGGGGATGATGGTAGGGGAATATTAAGCATTGTCGAAGAGTATTATCTGTCTACTTCTTCTAATTCTTTGGTTGGTGGTTCTTGGAGCACAACGCCTCCGGCATGGGAAAATGGGAAGTATATTTGGACTAGATCAGTAATAACATATACAGACAGCACATCAACAACCACTAACCCTATCTGCTCTACCGGTTCCACGGGTGAAACTGGGATCGGAGTCAAGAGTGTTGCCGAACAATATTACCTGTCTACATCATACAGCACGCCTACCGGTGGATCGTGGCAGACTTCTGTTCCGGCATGGCAAGACGGCAAATACATCTGGACACGTGTAGTTATCACCTACACTAACAATACATATACAGAGACAGATCCGGTATGTGTAACAGGTGGAAAGGGACCAAGCGGAAACGATGGCGTAGGGATAAGTGCCGTTGATGTTTTGTTTTACCTGTCAACCTCTTCTTCATCATTGGAAGGCGGAGCATGGTCTACCACGTCTCCAGCATGGGAGGATGGTAAGTACCTATGGACTAAAACAAAGGTAACTTATACGAATGGTTCGACATGGGAAAGCGATCCGGCTTGCATCACTGGAAGCCAAGGAAAAACAGGGTTACCCGGTGCAATGCTCCGTCCCCGTGGAGTATGGAAAGCCAATACCGAGTATTATAACAATGAGACATTCATAGATACAGTAATCTATGACGGTCAGAACAAACTTTGTAAGATCACGCATACGTCTACTTCCTCTTTTGACTCAACGAAGTGGGAAGAGTTCAGCGAGTTCGAAAACGTGGCAACAAACGTCCTTCTTGCTCAAAATGCGACGATTGATGTATTAGGAACTTCTGGGATATTCGTGGGGAACCTTGAGAAAACAGAGGGTTGGATGATAACCGGAGGGGCTTTTAAGCATAATGTTACGGGTGTTGAATTGACAAAAGCAGGTCAAATTGCCCTACCTGAAACCGGGGGAATAACCGTAGGCGGAAAGACTTTCATAGAAGCCGGCAAGATAAAGACGGAGTTTATTGATGTTGATACTCTTCAAGTAACCCACCTTAAAGGTGCGATTGGGTCATTTAAGAAACTAACGGCAAATAATTCGGCAGGGGTAGAAGTTGGATCAATATCTTTTGGTTCACCAGACCCAGACCCTAATAACCCAGATGTTAATCCGCCAGCATCTTTAAGTTTAGATTTCGCAAGTACATGGTTTGGTGGTGATTTATACCAACAAGGGTATAACTACGATGAGAGTCGCTCATGGAGATTTTACGCTTCTGATCTATGGTGTAGAGGACAATTCGGACATTATCAGATGACAACACTTTCTTTTAATGCAGTTTCAGATAAGGACTATTTTGCGCATATCTATAGTTATGGAGAAGATACTACATACCACATGTATGCAGAACCCGGACAGCCTATTGATTGTATATCCTTAGCTGGAACCGGAAATTATGTACTATATGTTTGTGACTCACCACAACGCAAAATGCTGACCATTATAAATGCTTCTGGTTTCTCCAAAAGAATAATGGTAACGTTCCAAGATTCAGCAGTTTTCACTCTTGAACCATACAAGTTTAAGATTTTCATAACAGCAGAAATAAATACTGATAAAATAAATCCAAACCGGGCAAATAATTTACGTATCATGCAATAATTATGAAAATAGATTTCAGAAAAATAGAATTAACCGATCTCGAAGGGAACAAGAGTACCATCGATGTATCACAGAAGTTTGCCAATGCGATTTATCAAAATACGGGCGATATTGGAGAGCTTGAACTTGCAAGAGAAATGTATAAAAATGGAGAGGTGGAATTAACTCCTCAACAGGCTGATTCATTAAAGAAATATGCAAATCTTTTTGTGCGGGCTATTGATCGCTTGTCGGTTATCAATGCTCTATCACAAGAAGAATAAATAAGTTGAAAACAATGGTAGCAAAAGGAACAATCATAAAATTAGCAGTATCTATTGAACTACCTTCGGGCTTGACAATGGATGACATAGATTTCGAATGTAAGTTCTCTGTAACTCTCAATTCCCAGACGATCAAGAAGTCGGAAATGGTACGTAATGATGAGAACAGCTACACTTGTTTCCTTGATACCAACATCATAGGGAGGGGAGAAATTTGGATAGAAACCACGGCTTATCTTCCTGACACGGATTATGAAGGAGGAATAAGACCGGAGGTAGACAAGTCGGCAACCGGAATAAGAATTGTGTAATATGGGATGCATACGGGTTAACATAGAAGCCTCGAAAGGAATAAAGGTGAGCACATCTCCTTTGTCTGGGATAAATGTCTCTGTAAATCCCAGCCGTTCAATTAAAGTGTCGGTAGGAATTGTCTGTGACGTTGGTAAAGATGCTTATTTGAGAGTAGAGCCCGATTACATCTGGCTGATGCCCTCCAATAACTTTGAAGATAACGTAGATGTATTGTCAAATGTGGTATGGACCACAGCAACAAAAGAATAAAATTTTATTGTTTAATTACTTAATGATTTGAATTATGGCAAAGCCTAGTTGGTTAAATTTAAACCCTTCAACTGGAAGCGGAAATGGGACAATTGCAAACAGTGCAAGTGCTCATACAGGTCGTACAGCTAGAACCGGTACGGTGACAATAACGGGTGTCGGAGTATCTACTCCTGCAACTTATAAAGTAACTCAAACTCCTAAATCCGAGTTTGCATCTTTTGATAACGGAGCGGAAATGTCAGCTCCCAAAGCTGCCGGAACCGTCACCGTTGAAGGTAAGACTAATTCTCAAAAGCTGACCTTTGCATGGGCGGGTAGCGTATCAGATGTTACCATTCCAGCGAAATATAGTGCGAATGGAACACAGACAGATAATGCGGCTAGCATCACAGGTGACCCAGGTGCTACAGCAGAATTTCCATTCTCCATAGAACTTGAGTTTCCGGCAAATGAAACCATTGAAGAAATTGTAAGAACATTAAAAGTAACCGCAAACGGTGGTCAGGCTGTACAGATTGCAATCAAACAAGCAGCAGGAGACGCAAAACTATCCGTTTCCCCAACAGAAATTACAATTCCTCAAAACGGTTCAGCTGTTTCCGTTACTGTTACGTCTAACACTTCTTGGACTGCCGCATAATGGATATACTTGTACCTTGGAAGGAAGGAGAAGGAAGCATTGTCATTACGCCCGGCCCTAATGGAGCCGCAAGCGTAATGAGCGATGTTGCCAATGAAGGACTGGACAGGCAACAAACTGTCGTGTTTTCGACTACTAAGGGCAATAATCAGGTTTCCGTTTCTACTACGGTATCTCAAGAAGGGAAAAGACAGGCATTTGCAGTGACCGAAGGACGGTTTCTACTGTCTGACGGTAGTACGTTTAACGTTATAAAGAGTAAGTTCTATGAGTGATTATAACAGTCAATATTCGGGAGCTAGGATTGAAGAACTATTGGCAATGATACCTAACTTGGCTAAAGCTGATCTATCTAACGCAATGACAGTAAATCTCAATCAGAACGGTTATGCCAAGTTCAATAATGGATTGCTTGTACAATGGGGAAGAGTTGGAGGTTCGTCTACAGCTCCGTATAGTGTGACTATGCCTACATCTTTTTATAATACTGAATATAAAATATTTGCAACTGTATACAAACCTAGTAGCGACTCTGCGATATATTCAGCTTCTCCTTTAGCAACAAATAAGACCGTTAGTAGATTCTACTTAAATAGAAATTATGCAAGTGGTGGTACTACTGGATTATCGCAAGAATCATGGGATTGGATGGCAATAGGTAGATGGAAATAAGGAGGACGTTTTATGGGAAAAATGTATTGGAAAGAAGGGTTTTACGATGAGCCACAAGAAGGAGCAGTAGAAATATCGGTGGAGTACTGGCAGGAATTGCTTGACGGTCAATCATCCGGAAAAGAAATCAAGGAGAACGAAAGCGGTTACCCGGTATTGGTTGAGCATGAGTACACCATTGATGAATTGAAAGAGATGAAGATCGCAGAGATCAACGCTTACGACAAGTCGGATGCTGTAAACTCCTTGACGCTGGACGGAAAACAAATATGGCTGGATAAAGACACCCGTGTAGGATTAGTCAACTCAATAAACATAGAAAAAGAAGCGGGCCGGGTATATACTACTTTGTGGTACAATGCGGAGAAGTATGTAATTCCCGTAAATGACGCCTTAAATATGCTTGACCAATTAGAATTGTATGCTCTTGACTGCTACAATACTACACAGGCTCATATTGCAGCCGTGAAAAATTTGCTTAGCAAAGAAGAGGTTAATTCCTACAATTATAAAACCGGTTATCCGGAGAAACTCAATTTTGTATTATAAACTATAAACAGATAAAGCTATGATTCTACTAGTATTAATGTCGTTCATCCTCATTGCCGGATATGTTTTTGCAATGATTAAAAAGATGAAGGAAATCCCGTATTCTATCAGTGATACCTACTACGCCCTGACGCATAAATTCTGGTTCGGTTTGTGCATGATCGGCTCCGGTGTATTGCTTCTTCCGGCAGCATTTGAAGCAAGTACGGAAAACAGCCAGTTTCTTGTATTCCTTTCGGTTGTCGGGATGGCTATACTTGGTGTATCTCCTAATTTCAAAGGAAGCCAGAAAACCGCCCATTGTATCGGTGCCGCCATGTCGTTGATCTTCTCCCAGATATGGGTAGGTTGCAATAGTTGGTATTGGTTACTGTTATGGGCTGGATTCATCGCTTACATGGTTATCTCCATGAGTAAGCACTGGACAGGCAATTTCATCTCTGATTTCATAAAGAGAAAGCCGATGTTCTGGATTGAGGTAATTTCGTTGTTAACCGTTTATCTAACTTGTATCGTATGAAAGAAGCAATAGTACATACCACTACCGGAGGATTTGCCGCAATAGCCACTGCATTTGTTGCCGAATCATTGCAAAATATGATTCCGTGGCTGATTGTCTCATGCGCTGTAATCCTCTGCGATCTCCTATTCGGAGTAAGAAAAAGTATACTAATGGGTGAAAAGGTCAGATTCTCACGTGCGATCCGTGCCACTATGGGGAAGATGGTCACTTACTTCGCTTTCGTCTGCATGGTCTGCATGATTAGCGTAGCAAGTCACAATGAATATCCTATAGATGTGTATTCCTGCTTATTGGTATGCTTCATAGAGGGATGCTCGATAGTCGGGAATATACTGAAGCCAAAGGGGATTAACATCAATCTTATCGGGGCTTTGGGCGTGTTTGGTAAGAAGGTGTTTAAGGTTGACAAGGAAGATGTAAAGGATATAATCGAAAAAGAGGAAATACATGAATATGATAAATAAAATATATAACGAAGATTGCCAGGAAGGAATTAAGCGTATTCCTAATGCAAGTGTAGACTGTATTCTAACAGATCCACCGTATTTGTATTTAAAAGGGCAAAAATTGGAGCGTCCGTTTGATGAACAATCCTTATTCCTTGAATTTGCACGTGTCTTAAAACCTAATGGATTTGTGGTTTTGTTCGGGAGAGGCACTTCCTTTTATCGTTGGAACACCTTATTAGACAAGGTGAGGATATATAATGGTAAATACGGTTACCTGTATGAATTTAATGGGAAGCGTTTTTTTAACGACATTGAAATTGGAATTGAGGCATTGAAAAATCCACTATTTCAATTCAAAGAGGAAGTTATATGGAATAAGTCATATATAACATCCCCTCTATTGCCTCTATTGAGGGTTCATGAGACTATTAGTATACACTGTGTAGGAAAAGGGAAAATAAATAGATGCAAGATACCTTATATAGAGGCTAAATGTAATGATATAGATTCGATATTAGCGGATATAAAGAGGTTGAGGACTATACTTCATAATCCTAAATCTTTAAAGGAAGTGGAAAATTTTCTTATCAACAATACAGCTTCTTATAAAGAAAACAAAAAGCATGGATATCATGCAACTGCTCAAACTGGGTTCATGGGAGAAGATCGATGCGCTGCTGTATCTAGGGCTATGACAAATGGATGTACAGAGAGATCAATAATAAGGACTGATTTATACAAAAATGAAAAATCCAATAAAAATAACCTTCATGGTGATATGATGATAGGAGACAGAGCGTGTAATGTCATGTCGTCAATAGAAGCCGGCACGAGCGAAAAATCGATAATCAAACAAGCGCGTGACCATTACAGCGCTATTCATCCTACCCAGAAGCCGGTTAGGTTGATTGAACGGCTATTAGCATTAGTCACGCAACCGGGTGATATCGTATTAGATCCGTTCTCTGGGAGTTGTTCTACTGCTGTGGCTTGTATTAATACCAATCGAAAATATATTGGTTTTGAAATTGATAAAGAGTATTACGATGCAGGCATTCATAGGATTAATGATACTTTGAAAGATTTAAAACTAATAGTATGATAAATAAAATCAGCGCATTAGCCAGCAAGCTTCTATCCATGATCGGAATAGACGGAATGGCTCACATTATAGTATGCCAGAACCTGGTAATGTGGTTATCGAAATATACGCCACTATGGTTAGCAATCATTATAACCGTCGTGATCTTCTTCCTGAAGGAAGTATACGACAAGTATTGCAAGAAAACAGAGTTCTCAATTAAAGACATCATCTGTGATTGTGTGGGTCTGGCGTTGGGAGTATTAACATTGATATTATAGGAGGAAAGAATATGAAAAGAGAAGATATAGACTCAATCATCATTCACTGCTCGGCAACACGTGCCGGGCAAGACTTGCGAGCAAAGGACATTGACCGGATGCACCGGGCAAGGGGATTCAATCAGATCGGTTATAATTATGTAATCGACCTGGACGGAATGATCGAAGAGGGCAGACCGCTCACCGTTGACGGAGCACACTGTAACACTAAGGGATTTTCCAGTAAATCGTATAACAAGCACTCGATCGGCATTTGTTATGTTGGCGGACTGGATGCAAACGGTAAACCGGCAGACACCCGTACTCCGGCTCAAAAGGCTAGTTTGCGACAACTGATTGAGAAGCTTTGCAAGGAGTATCCTATCATCGAGCTTCTCGGACATCGTGATACTTCACCCGATCTGGACGGAAGCGGAGAGGTAGAGCCGGCTGAATATATCAAGGCGTGTCCTTGTTTTGATGTGCGGGAAGAGTACCGGAATTTCTTACGAAATACAGTAATAACAGCAAAAAAATAGGAGGAACAATCATGAAATCAACAGATATCACATTTAGCCAGATCGCAGAAAAGCGTTATCTAAGCGATGCCATTCAGGTAAATTCAGAAACTATTGGGCTTCAGCTAGAGTTTGAAGAATCCGGGAAACTGGCTGTTTATATAAGCTATGACGGAGAAAAATACTCCGTTGCAGAGACTAGGAATTTCACTACTCTGAATTTCGCCCGTCCCGTTGTCGGTCTTATACCCGGACAATACATCAAGGTTGAATGTGAAACGCAGCCTGTCAAGGCTCAATACTTTGAATCCGAAGAATAATGGGAGCGATAGGATTAAATCCGATTAGGCTTGACCGGATAGGGCTTGATCCTATCCGCATCAATGCGATTAAGTTGGGAGTTCCGGGAGCTGCTTCCGGTACCGACCGTCCCTACATCGACCCGGAAGTCTTAGCCTCCTTGAAAGCCGTCTGCATCTGCTACGGTAAGAGCAACGACGATCCGGACAGGGCTGTTGTCAAGAACTTGGTGGACCCCGACAATCCCTTTGTGATTAGCAACGCAGCTTATGATAAAATGTCCAGTTATGGAGGTTATGAG